TCTGCTCCCGGCGCGGCGACGCCCGGCGGGTCGATGGTGGCCATGTCGGTGGGGAGCAGCGTCATGTTGAGGCTCATGGTCTATCCTATCTGGGGCCACCGGGGGTCTGCTTGGCGAGGTATTTCGCGGCCGCAGCCTCTACCGCATCGATCTTGGTCGAGTAGTCGGAAAACTTCTCAGCCATCCCATGGTTTACCTCGCGTGATAGCTGCGACCGTAAGACCGCGAGATGCGGGCCGTGGCGGGCAAGCGTTGCTTTATCTCACGTTCTGCAAGCTTGTGGAAGTACCTTGCCAGATAACCGCCGCCGTCGCCGGGATGGCTGTATTGGTTCTTCTCAGGGTCGCTGGTCTTCGACATATCGCCCTTTTTCTGGTTCAACTCCCAGCGCCAACCGCCCTTGAGCGCCCTGACGAAGATCGGACACATCGCGCCGTCCACAAGGAAGGCGGGGCCTTCGTCGGTCAGCCGACCGCAGTAATAGTCGTATGCCTCCAGGCGCAGCGGCAGGCGATTGTTGGTTTCGACCACGACGGGGTAGTGCTCGCGAATGATCTTGACCACGGTCTTCTCATCGGTGTCCTTGCGGTTGTTGGACGCCGGATCGGGCGCGAAGATGATCTGTGCGCCGGGGAAGTTCGCATGGACGTAGGGCTTGAAAATCTCCTTGAGGAAGCGCGTCGCGCCCACGCCCGACTGAACCAACTCGCCGAGCACCAACAGCTGGCCGTGATGGTTCTCCTGCCCGAAGATCGCCGCCGATCCAGCCAGCCCCGGATCAAACCCGACGACCAGCGGACGCAGGGGGTTGAAGGGCAGCCGCCGCTTGCTGACGTGAACGTCAGGCTTAAACAGTGCGACCACGGGCTTGCCGCTGGCGCTGAAGCCCCACTCAGCGTCGATGAACTGCTTGATCCACGCGTCGCTCTTGCCCTCCATCTGGTTAATGTAATACTTGCGCTCGCCGGGCAGGTTCTCAAGGTTCTCTGCGTCGGAAGCCAAGCCTGAGGGCTGGACGAAGTAGTGCGCCTTGCGGTCGATGTAGCCATCCGCGTCGTTCTGTAGTAGGCGCTCTGCACGGTCCTCGTAGATATTCAAGCGCTCTACAATGTTCTTGTTGTGCAGGTAGTCGAACCACCAGTTGTCTTCGGTCGAAGGGTTGCTAGAACCCCACATGCCCCACACTGTCGGTTTGGTCCCGTCAGGCAGCTTATAGCGGCCGAGACGTGCGGACATTGCTTCAATGATCTCTTTGTGGATTTGGACGAACTCATCAAAGATCGCGAAGTTAACTTCCAGAGACAGCACACGAGCCACGTCGTCAGGCGTATCAAGAGGGCGAAACAGAACCTCGCACTCGACATCGCCAAACTTGAGCATGAATTTCTTGTCGGTCGCATTCCAATCTCCCGCCTCGCCGTCCTTGAACCAGTAGCCCCATGAAGTTAGTGTGGTGTCCTTCAGCTGGGGCATGGTGTTGCGGACGATCACCGCGCGCGTGCGTCGGATGCCGTCACGGGACGGCTCCTGCATGGCCGCCATGTAGCACAGCTTGAAGAACAGTCCTGTCGTCTTGCCGCTGCCGACCGGGCCGATGATCCAGCTGTAGAACAGCTCGCCCTTGCGGTGATCCTTGATAAATGCCTTGATAGTCGGCGGCGGGGTATAGTCGATGATGTTCATTCGGTATAGCCCAGCACCGCGTCGGCCAGTACGAGCTGGTCGAATGCCTGATCGAACGCGACTTGGTCGTCTGGCGGGATGTCCTTCATGGCCCAGATGATGATGGTGTTCTCCTGCTCACTGGCGTCACGCGGGCGCGTGTCCTTGTCTTCGAAGCTGTGGAGCGCGCCGAGGATCACGTCCTCGCCTGGGAATGGATAGTCGCCGTCGAAGATCATCGGCACGGGGTTGTTGACGCAGACCGGCGGAACGGTAATGCCTTTAGCCATTTTGCGTTGCTCCTGTTCGCTTCGCTTCAGTCGCGAAGGGGTTTTTCAAAGGGGTCTGTTATGGTACTAATTCCCAGTCGTCGCCTAGCATGTCGCATTGCGCCGGCGTGTAGCAGCTGACTTTGTTGTTCGTCATGGCGATCTGGATGACCGGCACGTTCTTGTTCCTGAAGACAGCATGATCATATTCAACGTAGAGCACTCTGCCCCACTCCCTACGCCGGATGCGCCGGCCGGCGAGCATATGCGCGAACGCTTCAGCGAAGTTCATTTTATGTTGTCTCCACTGTCGGTTTGATGCGTGTCAGCGACCGCTTCAAAGATTAATATTTATCTGGAGGGCGGTGCCGATCTGGCCGCCGCCGCCTGCGTTGGCCTTGTCTTCGCTGAGGCCGGCAGCCTTGATGGTGAACATGAGCAGCTGCGCCTTCACATTCGCCGGGACGATGGCGTCAGACGCGTGGATCATGTCCCAGCTTTTCTTCAGCAGGGCCTCGGCCTGAAGCCGGGCCTTGATCTTGAAGGACATGCCGTCCTTCTTCAGCTCGTCATGATAGTGCTTGACTTGCGCCATGAAGCCTTCGTTGTGGCACAGGCGCTCGTAGTCGCTGCGGTCGAGATTGTAACTCTCGAAAATTTCGTTGATTGGCAGCTCCTGCATCGCCACTTCAAGTGGCAGCGTCGGGGGCCAGCCGAGCCGCGCAGGGTCTGTGATGGGCTTCATGAGTGCAGTCATCCTGAGGGCCTTGCTTCCCTAGAAGGGAAAAGCGCTTTGCGGCTATATAATCTCACACTTACTAAAAAACCCTCGCCAAGTAAATGGCGAGGGCTAAGTCGGGGAGGATGCGCCGCCGGGCCGATGAACTCCGTGGCGAAACCGTCATTAATATATACAGTATGCGCCACCTTGTAAAGAGGCTAGATGTAGTATTCCGAGAAGGGATCAAGTCCCTTAAGAAGGGATCAAGTCCCTTTAACAAGAAAAGGGGCGGCGTGAACCGTCCCTCCTAGCGAAGGACCTATGTGCCATAGTTACTTTAGACAGTCAAGCCATGATACGTTGGTGGTTACGCGGCGCGCAGTGACTTCGGGCCAATAGAAAATCGCCGGTCAGGCCGCGCTTCAGCCTGCTTCGGATTGCTACTTTCGACAGTCCTGTGTGCTCTGCGATCTCAGCAATAGTCCAAAGACCGTCATTGATTTCGATGTGCTGGCACGAGTAAGGCTTTCTGGTCTTCTCATATGGTAGGTGCCGCCATGCTCTACCTTCCTTGATGGATGATACTGTCATAGGGTCCACACCGTATGCCTCTGCGATGGCGCGTAGCGCAGTGCGGGTTTTACATAGTTCGCGTATCTCAAGCACCTGAGCTTCCGTCAACTTGTGCTGGCTAATCTGCTCACCCTTGCCTTGTCTGCCTTTTGCGACTTTATCATCTATGTTGTCTATTTGTGTACCATCTCGTAGATGCTTTATTCTTACGCATGGCGGGTTGTCGCAGGTGTGGCGTAATGTGCCTGTTGGCCAGACGCCGTAATGTAGACGCCACGCAACGCGGTGGGCAAGCGCTTTGCGGTTTGTGTTCTGGTCATCACCCCTACCAATACTTATCTCCCCATGGCCTTTATCGTTGCGACAGCCGGTGAAAACGATACAGTCGCCCTCAGGTTTTAATTTACTTTCAAATCGCTGAAGAAGTGTCGGGGACAAAGTTTCCATTTTTCCACCCAAAATTTTCGGTTCACCTTTTTCTCATACTAAGATAAAAAAGTCAACTATTTGGTTTTCAGGCTAGTCGGATATGGGCGATAGTGAAACGGCCGCCCCTAGCTCGCGCGAAAACCCCTCCGGGGGGTCGCCGCCCAGAAAAAGAATTACTTGGCTGCGCGCGCGACTTTGCTAAGCCGCTGATAACGTTAGGCTTTCTGCCCGTGCGAAGCGCGGGCGACGCGGGCCGCCGAGCGCTAAGCCGCTGATAACGTTGGGTTTTCTGGCGACGCCTCACGCCTCACGCCTCATGCCTCATGCCTCATGCCTCACGCCTCACGCCACGCCACGCCACGCCGTCGTTTGCTCTTGTCTTTTGTTGGGCGACCCAACAAAAACGGCGCATGTTGTGGCTTGACGCCGGCGCATCGCCTCTATATGATCCTGTTAGTTGATTGATACCGATCAACCGACAGCGCCACATGCGCCGTCTTTAGTAACTAAAGGAAACCAACAGCATGACTAACATCGCCAACGTCTCGCAAGCTGACATTATCGCCAATGATGCGTTTGAGCAGGCGCTCTATTCGCGCATGGTGACGTCAACCGTCGCGCTCGAAACCGCCAGCGTCTCGATTCGCGAACTGATCTGTGAAGGCTTGACCGGCCTTGAACCGGCATCGACAATCTTCATTCGCCGTCGTAATGCGCTGGCGATTTCATATGCCGTTGGTCGCGTCATGGTTCGCGCCAATGTGACTGAGGCCAAGGCGCGTGAGTTGCACTCTCTCCGCAACTACAACGCGTCAAAATGCGTTAACGGTCTTCAAGCTGGTATGCGCCCCAAGGAGGCGCACCAATATATCAGGACGGCGGAAAGCACGTTTTCGGGCTGGCTTTCGGAAGAAGGTTTCGCCGACGAAACCAAGGCGGGCAATCGTCAGGGGACCAAGGCGACGCC